TGGAAGTATCTGGGCAGCGATGACAGCCCAGTATGGGTGACACGCAAGGACTTGCCTGAGTTCTTTGCCAGCATCGACTGGAGCCGCACTGCTGTGGTTGCACAGAACGCACTGTTCGATGTGTCTGTCATGGCGTGGCGCTACAACGCCAAGCCTGCGTTCATCTTCGACACGCTGTCCATGGGCCGTGCGCTGCACGGTGTGGAGGTGGGCAACAGTTTGAAGAAGCTCGCTGAGCGCTTCGGTCTGCCGCCCAAGGGCGATGGCCTGTCTCCGTCAGAGAACATTCTGGACGAGCTGCCTGCTGATGTGGAGGCGATACTGGCCGACTACTGCTGCCACGACACATGGTTGTGTGAGCAGATTTTCTTGCGCATGATCGAGGGCTACCCCGCCAAGGAGCTGCGCCTGATCGACATGACCCTGCGCATGTACACAAACGCTTGCCTTGAGCTTGACCGGGAGATGCTCATCAAAGCGCTGACTGAAGAAGGAGAAAAGCGTGAAGGTCTACTCAAGAAACTCGGCATCGAGGAAGCTGCACTTGCGTCGAACCCAAAGTTTGCGGAGGTACTTACTCTCATGGGCGTCACTCCCCCTACAAAAGTCAGCAAGACCACTGGGAAGGAGGCGTTTGCTTTTGCAAAGAATGACGCGCTTTTTCAAGCGCTGCTTAACGGTGAACGTGAAGACGTTGCCCTTCTTTGTGAAGCGCGTCTTCGGGTTAAGTCTACAACCGAGAGAACTCGTGCCCAGCGCTTCTTGGACATCTCGGGCAGGGGCGCGCTCCCGGTTCCTCTTAGCTACTACGGCGCGGCAACGGGTCGTTGGACTGCTGCTAAAGGCAGCGCCATCAACATGCAAAACCTCAAGCGAGGTTCGTTCTTACGCAAAGCAATCATGGCACCGGTGGGGCACCAGCTTGTCGTTGGGGACCTTTCGCAAATTGAACCGCGAGTACTTGCGTGGCTTGCGGACTACGAAGATTTGCTCGACATCTTCAGGTCTGGCCGTGACGCTTATGCCGCTTTCGGTGCTCAGATGTTCGGCATACCCGGCCTTTCAAAAGAAAGCCATCCAGACCTTAGACAGTCTGCAAAGTCGGCGCTACTTGGCTGCGGGTATCAGCTCGGCTGGGCGTCTTTCGCTGCCCAGCTTCTCGTTGGATTCCTTGGCGCTCCTCCCGTACGCTACGACAAAGCGTTCGCAAAGAAGCTCGGCGTGGATGCCGCCTACATCGACCGCTTCGTTGGGTGGGACGAGAATGTTAAGAAGCTCCGGGAGATTCCCCACATCTGCACGGAGCGGGAGCTGCTGATCCACTGCGTTGCGGCCAAGAAGATCATCGACATCTACCGGGAGACATCGCACCCTGTGGTTAGCTTCTGGGACATGTGCGCCAAGCTGATGGAGAAGTCTCTTTACGGCGGCGAAGAGGTGGTGTATAAATGCGTCACGTTCAGAAAAGAAGAGATCGTCTTGCCCTCGGGCATGACCCTCAAGTATCCGAACTTACGCAACGAATACGATAAAGAAACAAAGCAACGCAATTGGGTGTACGGTGAAGAAGGCGTCAAGCCAACCAAGCTGTACGCAGGTAAGATAACGAACAACATTGTGCAGGGAACTGCGCGTGTGGTGATGACAGACGGCATGCTGCGGGTGGACAAGAAGTACCCCGTGGTAGGCACAGTGCATGATGAATTGCTCTGCGTCGTGCCTGACGCTGAGGTCGCGGGAGCCACTGACTGGGTGCTGGAGCAGATGATTGTGGAGCCCAAGTACATGCCCGGCATCCCACTGAACTCAGAAGTCGGCGCACACCGCCGTTATGGTTTGGCAAAGGGATGATATGAAAAAGACGGGGTGGCCACCGTATCTGCTGCAAGATGATTGCCGCAAACTGTTCCGATGGTTTGCGGACCGTGTTGACGCACGGTGGACACTGCGTCAAGTTTTAACTAAGGAGAAAGCAAATGAAGCAACTGACACTGCCCAAGAAGATCAAAGTGGGGGACAACTGGTACAGCGTGCATATCGCAGAAGCGATGCGTGAGCGTCTGTACATGGGCGAGGTGCACTACGCCAAGCGCACCATCACACTGGCGCGTAAGTCGTACCACGGCATACCGCTCAAGCTGTCGGCTTTGCAAGAGACGTTCTGGCATGAGCTGACACACGCCATACTTGAGAGCATGGACCGCCCTGACCTGAACAACGACGAGCACTTCGTCGAAGAGTTCAGCAACAGGCTCACCAAAGCAATTCAATCTGCGAGGTTCTGATGGAGCCCGATGACGACTTCGACAAGATGATGCAACACGCCCTGCTCTACGGCACAGGCGTGCTGGTCATGCAGATGGATGAGAAGATGCAGTTTTCAACGCGGGTAGTACCCATCGAGGAGTACACCGAAGTGGGCGAACATCTTCAGTGGATTCAACAAAACACAAAGGCAGCACGATGACAGTTAAATGGTCACACTCAGCGCTCAAGGACTACGAAGGTTGTCCCCGGCGCTATCACGCAGTGAAGGTGCTCAAGCAGTTCCCGTTCACTGACACGCAAGCTACGCTGTACGGCAAGGAGCTGCACTCAGCGGCGGAGTTCTACATCAAGGACAACACGCCCCTGCCGCCACAGTTTGAGTTCGTCAAGGACATGCTCGATGCGCTCAAGGCCAAGCCCGGTCGCAAGCTGTGTGAGCACGAGATGGGCGTGACGGCCGATCTGCGCCCTTGCGGATTCATGGACAAAGATGTATGGGTGCGCGGCATTGCCGACTTGCTCATCATCGACGATGACAACTTGACAGCTCGCGTGGTGGACTATAAAACGGGCAACAACAAGTACCCGGATCGGGAGCAGCTTCGGCTGATGGCTTTGATGGTGTTCGTGCACTTCCCGCACATCCGCAAAGTCAGCGGTGGTCTGCTGTTCGTGGTCAAGAACGACTTGGTCAAGGCCAGCTTCTTGCGCGGTGAAGCCGAGGAGTACTGGTGGGATTACCGGGAGCGCGTTGCCCGCATTGAAAAGGCGCATGAGACCGGGGTGTGGAACCCCAAGCCCACACCGCTATGCGGGTGGTGCGTTGTTAAAACCTGTGAACACAATCGAAAGAGAGACTGATATGGAGCTACAGCTAAGTAACGGAGAACGGCGTACCATTCAAGCAGGCGGTGCAACCTACGGATACCACGTAGAGAGCATCACGCTTAGCTACAACGACATACGCAATTTACTGAACATGCAAGACAGTGACTTGCGCCGCTACCTTGTCGTGCTGACCACACGATTCCCGCCAACACAGGAGTAACACCATGGCAACGAGAGACTACAAGAAGGAATACAAACGCGATCTGGAGACCGGCAAGTCCGGCCCAGACTCAGACCAGCATGAGCGCCAACGTGCGCGTCGTGCATACGACAAGAAAGGCATAGACCGTGCAGGCAAAGACATCGACCACATCAAGCCGCTGCGCAAGGGCGGCGCATCCACTCCGGGCAACCTGAGACTGCGTGCGAAGAAAGCCAATCAAGGCGACAACAAATAACTCCAAGGAGAAGCAGTGGACATCATTGACAACAAAGCCGTTGTCTTCAGAACGCGCAACCCGGACAAGTACCGCATCATCCCCAAGCACCAAGTGTTTGACCGCGAGGATGGCAGCTACGATGTGGCTGTGTACTGGGGCTTGGACGAGGCGCGTGTTCTAAAGAACCTCGGCGTGAAAGACATTCAATCGCCTATCACTAGGCGCTATGACTGGCCGGGGCGCTACAAGCCTATGGCTCACCAAGTGGACACCGCATCGTTTCTGACCATGCACAAGCGTGCGTTCTGTTTCAACGATCCCGGCACAGGCAAGACGCTTGCATCGCTGTGGGCGGCTGACTACCTGATGAAGCTTGGCTTCGTGCGGCGTGTGTTGATACTGTGCCCACTGTCGATCATGCACTCAGCGTGGCTCAGTGATCTGAACAACTCCATCATCCACCGCTCGGCCATCGTGGCGCATCACAACAAAGCATCGCGCCGCATCGAGATGATTCAGCAGGACTACGAGTTCGTGATCTGCAACTACGACGGGCTGAACCTGATTGCCGAGGAGATCGTCAACGACGGTCGGTTTGATCTGGTGATTGTCGATGAGGCCAACGCCTACAAGACCGTGACCACCAAGCGCTGGAAGACGCTCAAGTCCATCATCACGCCGAAGACACACTTGTGGATGATGACGGGCACACCTGCATCGCAGTCGCCTGCTGATGCGTACGGGCTGGCCAAGCTGGTCAACCCTGACAACGTGCCAATGTTCTTTACAGGATGGCGCGACTCGGTGATGAACAAGATCACGCTGTACAAGTGGGCACCCAAGCCTGATGCGCGTGACCGTGTGTTCAATGCGCTGCAGCCAGCGATCCGCTACTCCAAAGACCAGTGCCTTGACTTGCCGCCAGTGATGACGCTCACCCGCGAGGTGCCGCTGACTCCGCAGCAGGCCAAGTACTACAACCTGCTCAAGGACCAGATGCTGGTGCAAGCTGCAGGGGAGGTCATCACAGCGGTCAATGCCGCTGCTATGCTGAGCAAGCTGCTGCAAGTTAGTTGCGGCGCTGCCCTCACGGACACCAAAGAGGTGGTGGAGTTCGACGCTGGCCCACGGCTTGGCGTGTTGGAAGAAATTCTGGAGGAGACATCGCGCAAGGTCATCGTCTTTGCGTTGTTCCGCGCCAGCATCGAGACCATCCAGCGACACCTGACAGCCAAGGGCATCACCAACGAGTGCATCCACGGCGGCGTGTCAGCAAGCAAGCGCGGCGACATCATCCACCGCTTCCAGACCGACCCCGACCCAAGGGTGCTGGTCATGCAGCCTGCGGCCACAGCGCACGGCATTACGTTGACTGCCGCTGACACCGTGGTGTTCTACGGCCCCTTGATGAGCGTGGAGCAGTACATCCAGTGTATTGCCCGTGCCGACCGCAAGGGGCAGGACTCCGACAAGGTGACAGTCTTCCACATCCAAAGCTCCCCGGTGGAGGCCAAGATGTTTAAAGCCCTCGGAGCGAAAGTTAGTGACAGCTCACTTCTGACCGAGATGTTCACACTGGAAATAAATTCTTGAAAGGGGGTTGCGCAAAGAAAAAACCCATGTAAACTGTCCAACGCTTGACAAAAACATTAGGAGAAAGCAATGACCGAAGACATCGAAGAAGCACCGGAAGTCGAAGCAATTCCGCTCGACAAGCTGGTTGCCATTCACACCAAGATCAAGGCCAAGATGGAAGGCCTTGACCGCCAGCTCGCTGAGCTGGACGAGACCCGCACGCAAGTGCGCCTCGCCATCAAAGACCAGATGAAGGCCCTCGGCCTGACATCGGTCCAGACCTCCACGGGAACCGTGTCGTTGATGAAGAAGACGCGCTACAACACACAGGACTGGGACTCGTTCAAAGCATTCGTGCTTGAGCATCAAGTCGTAGACCTGTTGGAGAAGCGCATCGCCCAAACCAACATGGCGCAGTTTCTGGAAGAGAACCCCGGTGTTCTGCCGCCGGGGCTGAACTCAGTCACTGAGTTCGACATTCGTGTAACCAAAGCAAGAAAGTAACGCAATCATGAGCAACATTACGCTTTTCAATTCGTCCAACGTCCCCGCATTTGCTCGTAACAACGAGTTGTCTGACACAGCCAAGGCCCTGACGGGCGGCGGTGCTGGTGTATCGACCAAGCGCATCTCCATCAAAGGCGGCGTGTTCCGTCTGGTGGCAGGTGGCAAGGAAGTCGCCGCCATCGAAGACCGTCACCTTGACGTCATCATCGTCCGTGCTGCCCCCAAGGTCAGTCGCATCTTCTACGCTGGTGCTTACAACGCCGATGCGATTGTGCGCCCTGACTGCTGGAGCAATGACGGCGAGAAGCCTGACGCCAGCATCGCTGCTCCCCAGAGCAAGACCTGCATGGGTTGCCCACAGAACGAAGCCGGTTCCGGTAACGGCAACAGCCGTGCCTGCCGCTTCCAACAGCGCCTTGCTGTTGTGCTGGCCAACAATCCTGAAGGCGATGTGCTGCAACTGACACTCCCAGCGACCAGCATCTTCGGTAAGGAAGAAGGCGACAAGCGTCCCCTGCAAGCCTACGCCCGCTTCTTGGCAGCGCAGACACCTCCGGTTAACCCCGAGCAGATCGTCACGCGCATGAAGTTCGACACCAAGGCCGAGTCTCCCAAGCTGTTCTTCGCGCCAACGCGCTGGTTGACAGATGACGAGTACCCGATCGCTGTGACCCAAGGCGACTCTGACGATGCCAAGAAGGCTGTGACCCTGACCGTGGCGCAAGCCGACGGCGTGAAAGCTGCCCCAATGAACATCGGCGGTGCTGCGCCCAAGCCCGTAGCTAAGCCAGCGCCTGTGGTGGAGGAAGAAGACGAGGCTCCAGCACCCGCACCGAAAGCCGCCAAGGCCAAGGTCAAGGCTGAGCCAGAAGCTGAAACGGACGAACCCGAAGTGCGCAAGGAGACCGCCAAAGGTGGTGCCGTGCCCGCCAAGAAGTCCAAGCTGGCTGACATCGTGTCCGACTGGGACGACGAGTAATTAAATCGGGGGGAAAGCGGATGCTGGCACGGGTGGCGTTCCTGCCACTGACAGACGCAGCGAGTACCCCCACCTACTTTTAACAACAGGAGAAGCAAATGAAAAAACTAATTGCAACACTGCTGGCTACTGCGGCGCTCGTTGGTTGTCAGTCCGATGCAGACGTGGCATCGCGCAACGTATCCAAAGCCGCCGACAACTTTGAAGTTGCCCGGCGTGTGATTTTTTACAACGGCATCACCAACGACTACATGCTGTCGATTGAAGGCTACTGCTCTCTCGGTAACAACGACAAAGCGGGCTACCTTTCGGTAACTTGCAAGACGGGCCCCGGCGTTTACAAGAAGCACTTTCTCGGTCTGTCTGACAACGTGACGTTTTTTGTTGAGCAACTGGACGCCAAGAACGTCAGCACGAGTTTCTATCGGGTTGTGTTCAAGCCCTCGACCATCATCCCTGACATCGAGATCAGATAAACAACAGGGGCTTCGGCCCCTACTACCATGGCCTACTCACAAAAAATCATTGACGACGTGATGAAGACTCCCAAGTCTCTGGGCAACCAGCTTGGGCGTTGGGCTATCCACTTGGATTTCCCTGTCACGAAAATCGCCTACGCCCTCGGCGTCACACGACAGACCGTCTACAACTGGTTCAACGGATCAGAAGTCTTTGTCGCGTACCGCCACCGCGTGGAAACCCTTTTAACAATCATGCAGTCCTCGCAGAACGCTGACGAGGCATGGAGAAGAATATGTCACGAGTACAACCTCAAGCCCTGACCGACGAAGAACTGCTGCGCCACATCTACATGGCCAACTACACCGTGCCTGCTGAAGTCGTGAAAGAGCTGTACGAGCGCTTCGCCAAGCTGCTGGACACCACCGAAGACGACCTCAAGTAAACCATTCCCGAAGGACCTCCATGACTCCGCTTGATTTGATGGCGGCGGTTTTGCCGTCTCCGGGTAATGGCTATTACTGCGCGGTAGAACTTTCAAAGAAGAAACAACACGTCTTCGGACAGACACTTGAGGAACTCATGCCCACCGTTGAGAAGTGGGCGCAGGCTGGATACGACACGTACTTTGCGCTGGGCACGTTCGGCACGGACAAGGACCGCACCAAAGAGAACATGCACGCCAGCCAAGTGCTGGCCGTGGACCTTGACTGCAATCACCCCAAAGACATCCCGGTGCCGGACAAGGACGGGGAGCTGGTCATCAAGGCCAAGTCATACCCGAGCGCCAAAGCTGCGGCGCAGGCGTTGCAGAAGTTTTGCGAAGACACAGGGCTGGCTGCGCTGGGCGACCCTTGGCTGGTTCACTCTGGCGGTGGCATCCACGCCTACTGGCCGCTGGACGAGATGCTGTTCAAGGACGACTGGTACGCCTTTGCCAAGCGCTTCAAAGAGCTGTGCCTGAAACACGGGCTGGCTATCGACACTGCGGTCACTGGCGATGCTTCCCGAGTCCTGCGCGTACCTGACACTACCAACACCGGGATCAAGAACGGCAAAGCCGTACGCGCAGCTACTCGCGTGCGCAGTCTCTCCGAAGGCAATCGCTTTGCCGTGGACGACATCGAGGCCATCATGACGGCCGAGGGGTTCGGTCCTGAGTTTGTGAAGAAGCCCACCAGCTCAACGCTGGCGCTGCCGGGGCAGAGGCCAACGGGTGTCAGTGCACCGGCCATGTTGACTGCGCTTGCGCAAAACAGCGTGACGTTGTTCAAAAAAATTCTGGTCAAAACCAAAAGCGGCACAGGCTGCGCCCAGCTCCAGAACTATGTGGAGAACGCATCGGACGATGGCATGGAGCCGATCTGGCGTGGGATGCTCAGTTGGGCCAAGGTCTGCGCAGACGGCGAGAAGGCCGCTACGTGGTTGAGTGACCTGCACCCCTACCCACACGAGCGCATGCACCAGAAGCTGGCCGAGATCAAAGGCCCGTACTCCTGCGCTGCCATGGACGACATGAACCCCGGCGTGTGCCGTGGCTGCTCCCACTGGGGCAAGATCACAAACCCACTGCTGTGGGGCAGAGAGATGGCGCTGACCACGGACGAGACCATGGTCGAGGTTGAAAGCAGTGCAGCGGTCGATGCCGATACTGAGGCCGACACTGTGCTGATCGCCCAGCCTGAGCCACCACGGGGCTATGCCTTTGGCGCAAGGGGCGGTGTATTTCTGGAGCGCTCCGAAGAGGACGCTGACGGCCACAAGGTGACCAAGCAACTGCTGCTGTGCTCCAACACAATTTTCCCTGTGGACGTGCTGAACAACAACGGCAGCCACGAGGTGCATTTTTGCGTCATCAAGAACAAGCAGCTGCACAACGTGCTGGTCCCACAGAAATGTCTGGCCAGCAAAGACGAGACGGTCAAGCACTTGGCCAACCAGAACGTCATGGCTGCGTTTGGCTCGGGCAACGACAAGAACTTCTTCGACTACATCCGCGCCAGCGTTGAGAAGCTGAGCGTAGAGAAGTCCCCCGTCAACATGCCGCCAAGCTACGGCTGGCAAGACGATGGCACGTTTGTGTTTGCAAGCCGCGTGTACAGCGCGAACAAACCGCCCGTCATGGTGCCAATGACAGAGCTGCAGAACATTGTGAACAGCACCAAACCCACCGGCTCCTTGGACGAGTGGCGCAAGGTCATCAACATGATGGTGCGGCGCAAGATGTGGGATCAGCTGGCCGTGGTGCTGGCCGGTGCTGCCGCCCCCTTGATGAAGTTCACTGGCCTGCTCGGCATGACCGTGCACGTAGCCTCCACTGAGTCAGGCACTGGTAAGTCGTTGTCGCTGGACGCAGCCGCATCCGTTTGGGGCCACCCCATCCACTACCGCACAGGTGCGGGCACATCGCCTGTTGCCATGCAGCAGCGCCTTGGCCACCTGCGCAGCTTGCCACTAATCACGGACGAGATCACGACCAACAACCGCAAGGACTTTGAGTGGTTCCCTGCCTTCTTGTTCAGTATGAGCGAAGGGCGCGGCAAAGAGCGCATGGAGTCGGGCACCAACAAAGAGCGCCTGAACCTGTCCACATGGGCTACTCTGGCGCTGATGTCATCCAACCGCCCTGCCGTTGACTACATGACAGGTGAGCGCAAGCACTCTTCCGAGGGTGAGCTGCGCCGCATGATCGAGTTCAACATGGACGTGAAGCTGGAGTGGTCGCAAGAGGAGATTGAGATCATCAAGTCGCTGCCCAACAACTTCGGCGTTGCCGGGGAGGTCTTGGTGCAGTACATGGTGGACAACGCAAGCATGCTGCGCGAACTGGTGCCCGAGTGTGTACGCCGGATGTACGCCGAATACAAGGCCCCCAACGACGAGCGTTACTGGATGGCTGGCGTGGGCACGATCATTGCCGCAGGCTTGCTTCTGAGCGACAAGCACGCAGGCATCGTCAACATCCCCTTGCAGGAGATCATCGAGTCGTACCGCCGCCAGATCGACCACCAGCGTCAGGCCATCAAGGGCGGCAAGCGCACAGCAGAAGACGTGCTCAACGCCTACACCCAAGAGTTCCAAGGCAAGTTTGTCATCGTCAAGTACGGCGAGAAGGCCAGCCCTGCCGCCATGTTCGGAGATGGCACTACGGTTGGCAAGACCACGACACGCCAAGAAGTCATGGGCCGGGTGGAGCATGGCGTCAATCCGGGCTACATCGACTACTACATCGAGGAGCGCCTGCTGCGTGCGTTCTGCTCAAACATGAGCTTCAGCTACGCCACGTTCAAGCAAGAGATCGCGCAATCGTTTATCGTGCATCAGGTCCCCAAGAAGGACATGATGGCTAGGACAGACGGACCCCCGATGCGCGTGGCAACACTGCGTTTGAGCGCGAACATGAGCACACTTGATGACTCGATACTCCAGAGCATTCCCATGGTCACGAGTTGAGCGGGGGCAGGGGTTTTTCGTCCCCTGCCTCGACTCTGAGGCAGTACGCAAAGCAGGCCTCAGTGAGGCGCTGCGCTGCCGCATCTTCGACGCTAAAGCCTACCCCGCCGTCCACAAGGGACTGAGCGGGGTTTGGTTCTATCGCTGAGCGGTTGTTGCAAGAAACTGCCGAGCCGTAGCTGTCTTGAGCTTGTCCAGCTGTGCCAGACGCAAATCTTTCTGCTCGGTGCTCAGGTTCGGGCTGCTCTTGATCTGGCGCTCCAGCTTGGCCAGCTCCCCCAGACGTTTTTGCACACTGCCAGAGACGGATGCTGCGGCCAGTTTCTCCGAGTACTCTTGCGCAAACGCCATGGCTTCAGCGCGTTTGCCTTTATCGACCATGTCGTTGAACGTGCCCTTGACCTGCTGAATCTCTTTCATGCGGTCGTAGGCTTCGTCCAGCGTGCCCCGGCCCTCAACGGGCTGGAACAAACCGCCAATGAATGGCGTCTTGCTGATCTTGGTCGTAGGCTGCGCAACCTCGGCTTTGTCGCCCGGAGCCAGTATCGGGTTGGCCAGCTGCACAAGCGCAATCCCCAGACCGCCGGTGTACCCACGAATCAGGTAGTCGATCGTGATGGGGCTGAGCCCCACGTTGCCTGTCACAGCACCAATTGTTTTGGCCAGCTCTGTGGAGTTGTCGCGGTAACGCTGCGTTGCCAGCACGTCTTTCTCGCGTGTGGACTCGATGTCACCGCTGTAGAACGATTTGCCCAGCACAGCTTCTGTCAACGGCTTAACCGCTTGCGGCAAGCTCAACGGAACAGTCTGCAGGGCCAGCTTGGACAACCCGCTCAGTGCAGCGTCCGTTTTGCCGTCTTGCATGGCCATAGCGTACACAGCTTCAGGCAACGCCTTGAACAAGAAACCCATTTCAAACGGGATTGGCACACGCACAGGCTCGTCAACACCGGGCACGTAAACAAACCAGTTGGCAAGGCGCTCTTCAGGTTTGGCGCGTTTGTAGGCTTCGTCGTCCTCCATCATGGCGGCGTAGGCAATCGTGCCTGCGGCCAGCATCAAACCACGGCGCACCATCTTGCCCCGGATGTCGAGCTGCTGGCTGTAAGGCATGTCGCCTTTCATGGCCCGGTAAATCACGTCCAGACCCTGCACCTGTGCGTTGAAGAACGGGATGAGGGTAGACAGCGCCTGCATGCTGGGCGACACGCCACGGCGGCTGAAGTTCATTGACTCCAGTGTGCGCAGCAGTGCTTCTTGCTCCGACATGCCTTTGGCCAGCGAGTCCTTGTAGATCACAGCGCGTGTAGCGGCATCGCCCTGCAGCGCAAACGTGTCCAGCATCGCGGTGGCTTTGTCCCACCCAGACTTGCCTGCCGACATGTCTTTGAGGAACTTGGCCATGTCTTGATCGTCACCGCTGTAGACGTTGCTGCTGATTGCGCCTGTCTCCATGAGCTTGCGCTCGGCTTCACTGCGCCCTGCGACCATACTGGCCAGCTCTTTCATGGACGAGAGCACGGGCACAGCGTCAGTGCCGGTAGTCATCCATGCGTTGAGCGGATCACGGATGATCTGACGCACAGCGTAGGCAGGGTTACGCACAACAAACGAGCGCAAGATGTTGGCAGGGATTCCCATCAGCTTGATGATAGCGGGCATCGTTGTCTTGATGCCCTCCATGCCGCGCACAATCAAATCGGCCGGGATGCCGTAAGCGTCGGTGTCGATCAGTGCGTAGTAAGGCTCGCCCTTCTTGAAGAAGCGCACCACGTTGGCCCCTGTCGGGCCGTTGCCCGAGGCTACACGGCTGGCAATACCCAGCTTTTGCAGCATGAAGGACGTCTCTTTCACCGCTTGGTTACGCAGGCCCATGCCGGTCAGCATGAACGTGTTCTGCGCTGCGCTGGTAAAGATTGGCAAGATGGCGGTGTTGCCGCCGATCAGCTCCTTGAGTTGCGGCTGGTCCTTGATGTTGGCAATCCGAACTGGGCGCTCTTTGTCCACCATCAACTGAACTTCACCGTTGTTGTTCACACGGTAGAACGGCACGTAGCTGATCGCTTTAAGCTCGGCCACCTTCTTGTCCGACAACGCGCCTGTCTGCGCAAGGAAGTCCAGCAAGCCTGCGTTGTACTCTTGGTACAGCTTGGCGGCTTCCTCAAACGCTTTCTTGGCGGTCTCGTTGATGTTCAGCCGAGCGATGACTGCGTCGTACTCAGCCTTAGCTTGCGTAGGGCTGGAAAAGTTCAGCTTGTCCCACCCAACTTGCTGCGCACGCTTGCCTGCCACGTACAACGTGAACATGTTCTCCTGCTCTACGTCGCTGGACAGCTTGGCTTTGTTGAGTGCCTGCGCAACGTCCACCATGGACGTGCCCTTGGTGCTGCGGTACAGCGTCTCAGTGCCGCCGTTCTTGCGCGTGATCTCCGCCTTGACCGGACCGTTGGTCAGGAACTGACCTGAGAACTGGCTGCGCTGCTGGCCAAACCGCAGCAGGTAGTTGGCGTTGGTAGCCTCCAAGCTGCTTATGACGCCCGCGCTCAAGCCCTTCTTAGTAGCGGCTTCCAAAGCTGCGTACTGGTCGATGAACTGCACACGGCCTGCAAGGCCGAGCATGTTGCCCAGTATGGTGTCCACAACGCCCGGCTCACGGGCAACCACAGACGACGAGTTGACTTGCTTACGGGCAAACGAGAAGCCGCCCTGCTTGTCTTTCTGCACGCCCACATCTTTGGGAGCAAAGCGGCGCTCTTCAGGAGCCTCAGTAAACTCTGCTCCGTACGGTGGATCGCCCACGCGCTTGGGCGCAATCAGTTCGCCTTCTGGGTATGCCACCTTTGCGCCGGTCGAGTCTTTGATGACCTTGGCCATTTTGTCAAAGGCTTCACGGGAGTACTTGTTAAGCTCCAGTACGTCTTTTATGGCGGTACTAACTGCGTTATCAAAATCGTACGTATTTCGGTACGCTTTTGCCGTTTCGTCGTTGTTCAACGCGTGCTCGTACGCTTCGTACCCAAACACGTTTTCAATAGCAGTAAAAAACTTTTTAAACGCCGGTTTTACAATCGCCTCGTATTTGGCGGTTTCTTCAGTAGTGCCTTCCCCGCGTTTGATTCGGCGTTGTAAGTAGTAATCAATGCCTGCATCGTCCAACGCTGTATCAACAGGTCTTACAGCATTGAGCGCAAAACCGCTTGCTACCTTTTTATCGTCGCTTACTACGTTGGCATATTTTGTGTCGGGCAGCACCAACGTCAAGCCGTTAGTACCGTCGCGCAGCGTAACGGTTTGAATGGTTTCAACACCTTCAATTGTGCCGCTGGACTTGCCGCCATACGCGCTAACTTCTTTTACAACGGCGTCTGCGGGCAAAACAAGTCTTGCAGTGTCGTTGGGTTGCCCAAGCGTGTCCCGAAAAAATACAATGCTCTTTACTTCTACCAACGCAGGAAGGTTAAGCGTTCCGTTAAAAACGTCAAGCAATCCTACGTACTGCATTTTTGGAAGCTCTAAACTTTTTTGAGTTTTGCCACGGTACGTGTACACGTTGAGGTTGATTTCATTTACCGCTTTGATTTCCGTCGGCAACGCTTTGTATTTTTTACCGGCAAACTCAACTTCAATTGGTTTGTTGTTTAAGTTTTCGTCGACGTTAATGTCTGAAAAAACAAACTGGTTGTTTTCGTAAGCGGTAATCGCCGTGTCAAGATACTGCTGACCAAAAAAATCAATGATGTTTTGGGCGGGGGCAGGGCGGTTGCCGTAACCGTCAATGACGCGGAAACGAAGTTTGGACTTTATTTTGCTTTCGTTTATTTTGCCGTTGCTGTTAACAATAGAGTCTTCCCCCAGCAAATCTTTAACGTCCAGTTTTGTTTCGCCCTTGGCCAGTTTGACCAACGCTTCACGGCGCTCAAACTCCGAAAGGTACTCATCCGCTTTTTCAAACTTTTTTGCCCGCAAAAAGTTGGCAGCAATTTGTTGCTGCGCAGGGTCAAGCGCTTGGTTTGGGTTGTTGCCACGAACTTCGCCAATCTTGTTGTCACCATCCATGCGAACAGCCACTTCAGGACGACCCTTGTTGTAGTAGACGTAGAAATCGCCCTCTTCAATTTGACTGCGGGCCGTACCTACGCTCGCGCCTGTGCACCACGGCGTACCTGCGCAACCTTCGTTCAGGGCAATTGCAGCTTCTTCCACACTTTTATTGTTGGTTGCAATTTCTTGATCTGGGGGACGGATTGTCCGTCTGTCTTCTAAAAACCCATCACCGATTAGCTGGTCAATGAGCCCGGCGTTATTTGCAAATGCCGCGCCGTCGTACCCTGTTTGGTCAAACGCAGTGTCTATTTCAGCGTCTGTATACAGGCTTTCAAGGTGCGCTTCGTATTCGTCAAAGGCAAATTCTTTTTGCGCGTCATACGATGCAATAGCTTGGTCAAACTTTTTCCAACCGTTCTTGCGCTCGTTGTTCTTGGCGCTGTCGTCTGCGTTTTTCTGCAAGCCGTCCAAGAAAGCTTGCTTGAGGCCCTTGCCTGCACGCAACTGCTCGATGACCGCGTCTGCGGTTTCTTTGCCAAGCACGGCAATGTTGTGGCGGTTGTCTTTGCCAATTTCAACTAACTTCAAACGGCCGTTGCTGCCAGAGATGACGCCGTACTTGGCCGCAGCTTTGAGCACCAGCGCTGTCTCCACAGTTGTGTAGTTCTTGTAGTTGGCCTGCAAGTAATCGCCAAGGCTTTGAAAATCTTTTCTGCGCTGTTTGGTAATAGCATCAGCTTCTCTCTCGCGCAACTGAGGGTTGTTCACTGCTTCCAACGCAGCAAATGTAGCTGGAGTTGCCTCAACGTAGTGCAGTGGGTTGTTCTCGTCGTAAGGCTTGCCGTCAGACATGGTGGTCATGCCTTTGTAGTCCAGCGAGTCTTTTGTCGGCAGCGCCACAACAGACGCTGCGCGTCGGGCCTCTTGGTCAGCCATACTGACTGACTTCAAACGAGGCGCACCGCTTCGGCGAGGAGCGTCTGCAACGCTGGCCAACATGCTGTCAATTACTTGATCTGCAATACGCTCTACGTCTTCTGGCGTGCGGTCCTTTTGCTTGATGAGATCGCCAAACTGCGCAGCAAACTGCTTCATGGAATTGCTGCCGTCGTCCAGTGCAGCAATTTCTTTTGCGGACAGGTTTCGCGTTACTTTGGTTTCGGCGCTGGCTTTGCCGCCGAGATTGCGCACGCTGGACGGAACGAACAGCTGCTCAATTGCCACAGCGGATGCGCCAAACATTGTCTCGACATCTTTGAAGCCCAACATCCGCATGATGACGGACTTGATGCCTTTCCACATGTCAGACATGCGCCACTTGCGCTGCTTCAACTGCTTTTGCAGATTGGCGTTAGACATCACTTCGGCAATGAACTCGGACAGGCTGCCCTTGGCATTTTTGCTGGTGATGCCGGGATCGGCTTTGACTCGGGCGTGAATGGCCTTAAGCTCGTTGATGGCGAGCTTTTGCTCTTTGGTCAACAAGTCGGGGTTGGTCTCAGCCAGCTGCACTATGCGTTCAGCCGCAGCGTGCGTTCCTTCGTGCAGCAGTGTCTCCACCGACAAGCCGCCGTCTGTATTCAACTCAATGAGCTGGCTGGTTGCGGCCCCCAGCACTTCTTTTCCGGCATCATCAACCAGCTTGTTGACGAGCTTGACGTCGGTTTTATCCAAGACGGTCTTGAGCAATTTAGCCACAGCGCGGCTAAACTCGTCGACGTTGTTGTCTACGCCAACCCTTGTAAGTGCGCTGCGCAGATCGTTTTGCTTGAGCAATGAGACCGTCACGCTGTCCAGTTCAACACTCTCAACCTCAACACCGCGCAAGAAATCCCGACCTTCTTTCTCGGAGTCAATGCCTTCTTGGAAGTCCTTGAGTGAGCCGCGCTTGATGCGCACTGCGCGGTCTTCAATGTTTGTCTGTGCGCGGCTCTCAGGCGACGACGTGACCAAACGACTCGGCGCTGCCGACTGCTTGCGCGTAACTTGCCCTGAGCGCTTTGTTGGGATTGCCTGTTTGCTCTGTGCCAGTGCGCCTTTGACGTACTCGATCTGCTCTTTCAGCGTGGCTTTGTACTCGGGCGTAGCCTTGCCCAGCTCCATTGCTTTGTCGGTCAGCTGGTCAGCCATGCCGATCTGGAACTTGTTTACCGCAGGATCGTTCTTGCCGTACTTCTCTTTCAAGTCAGCATAGCGCTTGGTGAGTTTGTCGCTGAACTTTTTGTACTCGGCTTCTTCCATACCCAAGTCACGCGCCAGATCGCGCATCTTCTGCGAGGTCTCCGCTTCTTTGCGCACGTTGCCTTTGGCAATACGCGTAGCAGTAGAGGCTGTACGTGTCTTAGCCTTGGGGCCTCTTGCGGCTTCGTCAGATTCGCGGACACGGCGCTCAGCAACGGTGCTGGCCTTCTCAAGCGGCGTAGTCTTGTACAAGCTGCTGTACAACTTCGTGATCTGGTCACGGACAGGGGCCACTTGGCCTTCAACCATGCGGTACTTGTTGACGACTGCATCAATCCTGCGCTGGAGCTGGTACTTTTCTGCGGCGTCCATCTGACGCGCAGCCGGGGCTTCTCCCTTGCCTAGCTTTGCTTGCAGTCCAGCAGTCTTCTCGCGCAGGTTGGGCGTAGCAACGCCTGCTTCCATCTGAGCCATCAACGCAGCGTGCTGAGCAGCCAAGTCCACGAGCTGCTCATATAACGACTTCTTGGCGTTGCCTTGCTTGGTCGTGACCTTCTTGGACAGCTCTTCAACGTCCTGCATGACGCGCTCGTACTCAACGGCGGCTGGACCGCCTTTGTCGTAGAGGGCTTGCAGTTCACGGTCAGGGTATGTGCCGTTCTTGAATAGCGCTTGCTGCCGGGCATCGTACAGTTGGGAGAACAAGTCGGCGCGTTCGCGCTTGACGCTTTTTAGTTTTTCGCCTGTTGAGGATTTCTCTTCACCGCCCAAGTCCAAGCGTGTGTCGAGCAAACGCACCAGCCTATCGCGCTCGCTGGCTTTTTCATCCAGCGCCGTACGCAGTGCCGTAGTATCGGCGTGGGTAGCGATGTCGTTGATTAGCTTGGTGTCGCCGCTTTGAATTGCGGTGTTCATGATGTTGGCAGGGCTGAACAAATCCAACACCACGGGGCGGAACATGCCACGGCCAACTTCGTCCTGCGCACGGGAGCCTTCGCTCTGTGCTTGGTTGAGCGCATCGGCAGCAGCGTAAATTGCCTGCGTGTCTTTGGTCTTGGCCGCGTCGGACAAGGCAGTTTGTGCAGCAGCTACTTTCTGGTTTGTCTCCTCCACCAGCTCCAACTGTTTTGGCTTGATGCCTGTCTGTGCTTTGAGGTCAGGCATGGGCGTGATGGGCTCCAGCTGACCGCGAGGGCCAACAGCGGCTTCGCCAAACGCTTGCTCAGCAGATGCTTTCTTTGACTCGGGACCATACAGCGCCCGTTGTTTTTCTTCTTCCAGAGTTTGCTGCTTGAGTTGCGCATCTGTCTCTGTCTCAGCGGGGGCCGGAGCTTCTGCAAACAAATTGCGGTTTTGGCCAGACTGCGTGCGGAAAGCGGTCAGCTCTTGCAAGAGTGGGGCACGGGCCTGAAGATCGCGCACAACCTCGGCTTGTTTTGCAGCCGCTTCAAAGTCGCCGATCTCAAGCAGACGCAAGCGCTCTTTCTCGGCAGCGGCCAGCTTCTTGGCAAAATCTTTCTCGGTGTCCGTGACACCACCGCGCTCCTCAATGACCGGGGCCATCTCTGCCATGCGGGCCATGATCTGGCTGCGCTGCTGCGTCAGTTGTGTCTGGGTATCGAGGTCAGGGCCTGCGGCCAGCTGTTGCTCCAGCGTACCTACTTGGTTGCGCAGGTTGTCGTACTCGTTCATCAGACGCGAGGTGTCTGACAACTGGAACGGCTGTGCGCCGGGGATGTCGGACGGCAGTGGCTGCTTTGCGGCGGTTTGCCCCTCTGCGGCAGCGACCTCTATGGCCGACTGCTCGGCGGTCTGCAGCGCATCAATCGCACTCTTACGCTGCATGAACTCCTGACGCAGCGGCTTGTACCCAACCAGCAGTTCGTCGCGCTGGGCCTTGAGGGCTTCGTACGCTTGCTTTTGCTCGTCGGTTGCACCCTTCTTGGGTTTGTTTGCGTTGAGCTGCGCGTTCAGCGCTTTAAGCTGCTGGTCGGTTGTGCGGAACTCGGTGTCCAGTTGGCGCAGTGCTTCAGGGGAGTTCTTGGCAGCTTCGGCTGCGGCCGCAGCATCGGCCTGCTCCTTTTGCTGGCGCTCTTTTTCTGCAAGCTCAGCGCGTCGGTCAGGCGACAAAAAGCCAACTGGGCCAGCGCCAAATGCACCAGTCAGTGCTTCTTGTGTGGCTTGACCTGCCACACCGGTAAACGCATCAACGTCACGGCCCGTGCGCTGCAAAGCAAGGTTGGCAGCCAGTCGTTCTTGTCCGCCCTGCAAACCTTCGAGCGGCATCTCGGCCGCTGCGGTTGTGATACCTGACGCTGTGCGTGCACCCAGACGTTTGGCCAATGCTTCCTGCGCCTTGCTTGCCGCGCCGCGTGCGCCGCCGGGCAAAATGCGTTCAACGCCGGTAGTACCAGCAGCAACGCCGAGACCTGTGCCCAAAAGGATTTGGTCTGCGTTCTCGCTGATATAGGACTGCGCACGCGCTGCGGCAGCGTTTGCCTGCTCGTCAGTCTTGCCGTCGGCTTTTTCGGCTTCCAGCACCGTGTCGTAGATGTTTTGCTTGACTGCACCGGCACCCTGCGCTCCGCCAATTGCACCACGAATACCCATGATGGCGCGTGCCCCAAGGCCCAAAGCTGCCAACGGCTTGGCCAAGAACAGTGTGGGGACAAGGGGAACAAACGAACCTACGGCCTGCGCAGCAGACTGCAACGGAGCCTCAATCACGTTGAGGGCACCGGCTTTGATCTCTTCAAGGGTGGAGCCGGACGCCTCGGCTTTTTTCATGCGCTCGGCTTGTGCCTGCAGTTCGGCTTTGCGGCTTGCGCTAAAGCCTTCTTGAAGGCGTTCGCCTGCCCGATCAAGGGCGCGGGCAGCTGCGTTATCGGCTCCAGCCGCACTGGCAATTGCCCCAGTCGAACCTACCGCGCCCAGACCAAACGAGCGAGCAATGTCGCCCAAGCCAGAGCCCTTCTTTTCCGGCGCAGGGGCCTGAGCCGTCAAGAACTGGCGGCGTACTGCGCCAAGAATCTGATCTTCGGAAGCGCCAGCAGGGCCCTCCACATCATAAATACGTCCGTCTGGACCCTGTACGCTGTAAATGGGCATAGCCTGCTTCCTGAATTGTGAGTACGCCAGCATGGCGCTGGCGTTATTTTACTTCGCTGGACGCACGCCGACAACCTTAAAGCCGTCGCCCCCTGCCCCGCCTGCACCGCCACCAAAGACCGCTACGTAGTCTTCAAAAGTTTTGATGTTAGGGTAGCTAGACTGAATTTCCATCTTCTTAGCCGTATCCAACCAATCTTTGCGCAGGTTTTCGATCGAGACAGGTTCGCGCTTCATTGCAATAATGCTTTGGTATGCGGCAGCCGGGTCTCCTTGCGGATTTTCCTTGGTCTTTGTTTTCTCCAAAGCAGACAAAAACGCCAGACGTTCGGGGCTCTGCATGGCGGCGTCTGTAGTGGCCTTGTTCCGAGTGTTTGCCCCGCCTTCCCTTATGAGGGTGTTCTGGCGCTCAGCATCAATCTGGCGAGTTGTTTTGAGATCGTCTGCTGCAAGCCCCAGCACCGCCGTAATCTGCTTGTCCTTCATGTTCAGCTCGTCTTTTGCGCCGCTGTAGAACAGCGACTTGCCTTGGCGGTTGAGCGAACGCGCTTCTTTTTCGGCATCCCGTACATCGCGCTCGTTCATGTCGGCGCGGTTAATCCGCAAATCTTCCAGCCTGTCTTTGGCCAATGCAAACTTCTCTTTGGCGGCGTTGATCTTTTCTATACCCGCAATGTAGCGGTCGCTTCCAACTTGAACGCCTTTGCCCAAAGCCATACCGATGCCGCCCGGTGTGGTCATCATTGCCGCACCTGCCTGCAGCAACGCAAGCCCCAAGTACTTGTCGCCCATACCCTCCGAGTCTTTTTCCTGTTTGAGCAGACGGGCTTCGCGGTCTTTGTACGGATCGACCTTTTCAGCAATCCGTTTTTTCTCGGATGCCACAAGTTGTGTACCCTCGTCTTCAAGTTCTTTTGCGTACTGCGCGGTAGCATTTCGCGCCTGCCCAATGTTCAAGTCCGTTTGGCGCTGATATTTTTGAATCAGGTCATCGAGCCCCGCTTGTGGGGGCTGTTTGGTGCCTGCAGCTGCGGCGGAGGCAGCCCCGGTGCCTGTACCAGAACGACGGGTAGGGTCAACTTTGGGCGCGGCATCGGGAGCTTTGGGGGCAGCCGCTTGTTTGGCTGCACGCTCAGTCATGTACAGGTTAGACGCGGCATCAAACTGCGCCATGTCTTGGGGGGACGGAGCCGTGCTTTGCGCTGGCTGTGCGGCGGCAATAATTGCTTCATCGGCGGAAGTGCCTACTCCTGCAGCAATACGGGCCTTGGCTTGCTCAAGCTGGTAGTTTGCGCCTACGGCACGAGCGTCTCGAAACATTCTGCGGAAAAGCGGCACTTCTTCTGGAGCGCCCTGCTGGGGGATGAGGTTGCCTGTACCGGCAACAAAACCGGGAATGTCCCCCATGATGCTGCGCGGCGGCATGCCGCCGTACTGATACCGCTCAACATCACCGCCGTCAGCAAATGCAATGATGCCGCCGCCTGCAAAGTTCATGTTGCCTGCGGGGAGCTGGCCAATACCTTGGTCTTCGGGAAGCTGCTGGGGAGCCATCTCGGCCACCATCTGGTCGACCACTTTGGGCTGCTCTTGCATGCCTTGTGCGCCCTGACCAGCAGAGCGCATCTCTTTGCGGCGGTTGGACTCCGACATGGCCAAGGCCATGATGTACGGATCGCTCTTGTGCATCTGCGCGTATTGCTGCAGCTGCTGGTCTGGCAACTTGGCCAGCGTGGAGGTAATTTTGTTGACGTCAATCATGGCTTACCTCAGATTTTAGACAGGGCCAGCTCAGCCAAACCTGCCGATTTTTTTGTTTCGCGCTTGACCTTGGCGTCAGACACTTTGCCGCCCTTGGCGTAGCTGCTGACAACGCCGCCATTGGCCCGTCCACCCATAAGGTATGCGCCGCCCAAAGCTGTACCTGCGCCAAGAAGCTGTGAGCTGGCACTTGGAGGTGCTGTGTACATGGTTTGAGTCGTGCCAGATGGCGTGCCGCGCAACAGGTTGGATTGGAACTCCAGCTGCTGGTATGGGAACTTCTTCTGATCCTGAAAGTCTTGGTACTGCTGGCCGAGGATGTTCTGCACCTGTTGCTGCTGCTGCGTGCCGTAGCCTGCCTGCAGCTTGTTGACGTCCATGCCTTGCTGGAACTGCTGGCCAGCGCCTGTGAGGGCCGTCTGAAGACCTTGGAGACCGAGGCCCGCGCCGTACTGCTTGGACTGCTCGCGCAGCTGCTGCTCAGTGTTGAACTGGGTCTGGCCACGACTGAACGCATCCTGCAAGCCACGGGCTTGGATGTCACCTTGCTGCGTAGCCAGATTGCGCTGGCGCTCCGCTTCCATGATGGCTTGGCGCGAACCGCCAAAAGCGCCTTGCCCGACGGCCTGCGCTTGATTCTGGTTGCGCTGCATCTCGGATGCCCGAGCGGCTTCGCGCTGCTGGATACCCACCACGTTCTGCATGTAGGGGTCCATGTACTGGCTGGCCTGCGCGCCGAACTGCCCAGTGGCGTAAGGGTCGTAGGATGTGCCAAGCGCCCGAGTAACGGCCTCGCCTGTGGCAGCCGATGGGGCCATAGCGCCAGCGCCTTGGAATGCTTGCTGCTGCAGCGGGGTGAACTGCGCAATGCGCTCCCCGGTATACGCTTGGTATGGGGCCTCAGACAGCGCAGCGCCTTTGCCCAGAACCTCTTGAGCGTATGGCTTGGCCCAGTCTGGCAAGTCTTGGACCTGTGTAGTTGTACCACCGCCACCACCACCGCCGTCGCCTTGAGGATTGCCCAGAGGCAACATCTTGCGTTTCATATCCAGAATGTTCATAGCTCAATCCTCATCACATTGTGGGTCTTCTCAAGACCCATTTTTTCGTACATGGGCACCAAGTTGTCTTTGCACCAGCACTGCGCTTTTGTCGCCCCGTTCAGGCGCATCCAGTTCATGGCTTCTTCAAAGACGTGCTTGCGGACAATACTCTTGCCGCCCATTAAGTGTGCGTGTGCCACGCGGTGCATCGGCAGGTCTTGGAAACTGATCGTCACAGCACCCGTGATGCCCTCACCCGGCTCTTCCCAAACCAACAGGCTGTAAGCATTTGTGCGAACGCCGTACTCCACTTGCTCGATTGTGATCGAACCGGGATCAATGTCGATGGCTTTTTGCAGCAGGGGTGCAGCAATCGGCCAGATGGACGGCAGCAGGCGGGGTTCGACGTAGTGCAGCGGCATGGTTATGCAGGGAGAAGTTTCTCGGCGCGGCTGTTAACGGCCACACGGTCTTTGCCAATCGACTTCTTGCGGGCACTTTGCACCCGGTCCATCATGGCGTACAGCTTGCGTGCGCCAGCCTCGGTCGAGCCGTTACCCAACTCAGAGACGATGCGGGCGGGGACCACAAACTCACCATCAGCAAGACGCGCCGGGCGCTTCTCACCAATCGTGGCGGGGATGTCATCAGAGACACCATCGCCGGGGCCTTTCAAAAGACGACCGCCGTCCGAGTAATCCCCCAGATGGCTTACGCCACCTTGAGCCAGAGATGCAACACCGCCGTGAGCCATGCCGCCACCAACATAGTCGTTGTAGTTTACGGGCGCTGGTGCAACAGGTTGAATAATTGGCATCGCAGTAAACGTGCCGGTTGCAGGATCAAAGGTGTAGGGGCGCATTGTTGCGTTTGACGATCCTGCCCCCGCCATGCTTTGCACTGCGCCCAGCGCTCCAGATGTTGTTGGGGCTGCCGCTTGTACGGGGGTCACGGCTGCTGGCGCAGGGGCTTTTGATGGCGCAGGCATTTGACCCATCAGGTATTTAAACGCATCGCCGGACTGGCCGGACATGGTGTAGTACGGGTCTTCCTCGACGGGCTTGACTGCCTTGGTCGCTCCGCCTTCGGCAAACATCTGACCGCCATTGGCCATCAGGGTCTCGGCTTGGTTGCGGTTTGACATGGCTTCGATTGGGCCGATGTCCATCAGGCCGCCACCAGCGGCAACACGCGTGAAGCGTGGGTCGAAGTATGTAAGCTCGCCTGTGTAGGCTCCGGTGTACCCAGCTTGCGGGTCTTCGACTCGGCCGGGGGCGTAGGAGTAGCGTGGGGTGGCTTCGGCAGGACGCGGCGTCGCGGTCTTTGGCTTCATCAGCTCCATGCCGACAGGAGCCAGTGCGGCCAGACCGTATTTCAGGTTGTCTTTTGTCAGGAAGTCGCCCGGCCGCTTCATGACTTCGCTCAAACCGGCCTTCATCGGACTGTCAAGCGCTGCGCTTGTCCCGGCGGTAAACGGCGAAGCCGCGCTGCCTGCAGTGTTGGCGGCATATTCTTGGGCGCTTGCCGCAATTTGTTCCGGCGTAAATCCGGCATTCAGCATTTCTTGCACGGAGACGTTCCCAACGCCGGAAACCGCAGGTACTGCCGTCGTAGTAGCCACCATGTTTGCCGCCTGCGTTGGGGGAACGTACGACCCCGCAGCTTCGCCAAAAGCGCCAAACTGATTGGGCGTGGCGTTGAGCGCGGCAAACTCCGGCGTAGCGGATGCCGCAGCGTTGGCTGCAGATTCTGTGCCCGCCATAGCCGCATTGGCTGCTTGAGATTCTGCAAGGGCGTTTGCAGCAGCCATTTCGCCTGCGGCTGCGGCTTCTCCTGCGGCGGCGGCTGTTCCTGCAGCCGTACCAGCACCCATCAAACCACCAGCCAAACCTGCGCCGCCGTACGCACCCAGACCCGCCATCAGGCCTTTCTGTAGGCTGCCAGTGGCCACAGTCATACCACCACCAACGATCATTGCTGCCATAGGGGCACCGATACCGGTCGCCGTCAAAGCAGCGCCTGCCACCATGGGCAGGATGCTCGACAGGAAGCCAGCTTCAGCCAAACCCGTATCGGGGTTGACGGTCAGCGTGCCGCCGTGGGCCTTGGCAAGCGCCTGCAGGCCAGCCACTTCTTGTGGGGCCATGTGGACGAGGGTGGTGTCCGGCCCCCTGCCACGGGAGGCAAGATGTTGTGCGGCAAGTTGTAGGCTCATGTTTTGACTTTCAAGACGTTCCCGGCAGAGCTGTCATAGTAGACGTCGCCCACTCGGAGGTTACTCAAATCCGCCTGACTTGGCAAGCTAAGCGTGAACGTATTCGGGTTTGCAGGATCAGGCTGGATGAAGCTCAGCGCAGCCACAATGTTGCCGCCGGTTCGCTGCGTCGCCGCAGTCATGGGCCCGGCGTTGTCCAGCTGGTTGAAATACAACCTCAATATGCCCATCAACTGGTTCATGAACTGCGCGTTGTATTCTACCGGAGCAACCGGCAGCATAGGGGCTTTGACGTTTTTCTGAGCCATGTCTTACCTACGACCGTCGGGACGGATGTCGAGTGAAGGGACGCCCAACTGCCACTGAACACCCAAGCCGTCAGAGCTGATGCGGAACGCCATCTGGCGACCACGGACCCGGACATACACAATCTCGGTGAACTGCTGCACGGTGTAGTTGCGCTGTGCTTGGTAGTTCTGCGTGCTGGTCACAGTGGTGGAGTCGGACGTGTAGTTCGCCCCGGGGTTTTGCCGAGGTTTCAGCGTCATGGTGACCGCCGGGTTGTTGACCGTCGAGCCGTCAAATGTGACGTCCGGGATCATGCGCCAGACAAAACCGTAGTTGTGGCCGTCCCCAATGTTCGCGTCAGCAGACTGGATGTATGCGCTGATCGGGCTTGGTGGGTTGGTCGTGGCGTCGTCCACACCGTCTTCGTGGTAAATCAACTGGCCGTCGTAGCCTGCAGCCGAGGGGAAGTCGCGCAGGGGCGTATCCAGCCAAGCTGTGCGAGCCAGATTGCCATAGGACCAGATTTTCTCCAAGTGGTTGTAGACCACGTAGCGGTCGATGGCCGTCGAGTTGGCCGAGCAATAGAACCACCAGACCTCGTTGAAGCCCTCGTTGGTGCCCGCAAAGAATTGGTACTGCTGCTGCAGATTGATGTCACCGAAAATGTATTGGCGCAGTGGGCAGTACAGCGTCTCCACCCGGCCAGAGTACATGTAAAACTTGTCCAGCCCCATCCAGTACGTGATGTTGGAAGCTGTGGCGGTGACGTTCGGGCCAGCGATAGACGTGTTATCGCCCATGATCTGGAAGCCCCAAACAAACGGTGGGCCAAGGTACTGCATGGAATACACAGCTGCATCCGTCCAGACCAGAATCTCCTGACGGGTTTGCTGGTGCGCCACGATGGACGAGCCGGTGCTCAGACGGTAGCTACCCGCTTGGTTGGTGGCTTGGGGCTCCCACAGGGCGTAGTTTTCTTGGTCAGACCAGCGAACCAGCAGGGGGTCGAGGTCCGACGAACCGTAGTCGTTGCAGCCAAACGCGATCACAAAGCGCGAAGAATCGGACACCGCTATGGAGTTGCAGACCTCGGGGCAGTCGGCATCGGTGGTGTAGGGCGAAGGGCTCGTGGACGCCAGTAGGACTGCGCGGTCGTAAACCGTTGGGCTGGCGTTCACTTTCCACAAGTAAATTCCGCCACCTCGTGGGTTGAGGATAAGGTCTTGGCCGTAATTGTCCTGACTCCACAAGCGAAGTTGCAAGTCAACACCAAGGCCAGCGGGTGCAGCTGAGCCCCAGCCAGTAGCGCCGATGTACTGATTTACCGTAGTGCCCGACGCATAAGCCAAGGCGGTGCTGCCCACCCCGCGAACACAGCCCGTGAAGGTGGTTCCTGTTTTGCCGGAGTAGGTGATGTATTCCCCGCCAATTCCGATTGCCCCCGAGGCAGCAAACCCCGTGGTGGAGATAACGGTAATGGTGGTGGCGCTTGAACTCAGCGACCCATCCAGCGTGGTAAACGCAGAAATCGTTGTGGTTCCGCCCCAGCCGCCAGCGCCCCAACCCACGCCAACCGTGAAAATCTCACCGCCAACGGAAATCTGGTACGCAAAATCAGCGGCTCCGGTGGTTCCCGACGATGTCGCTGGGGCCGATACCGTGAT